AAGACGGCAAGTTCAATCGCAGAACGAGTTGCTTTTGTAACCCCTTCATTGTTTGCTACGCCATCTTCAATTTCCACTAACTTCGTGTCCATATCTACGAAGCGGAATACATCATAACCACCACCTGTGCTAAGAATCGTTTTAGTCGTTTGCACATTTAATAATATTTCACCTGTAAGTGTTGATATTCCTCTCAAACTTACAGTAATAACATCTCTCCTATAGGAGTTACTAGCACCAACGCCTAGGTATCTTGCACCTCGGCCGCCAGATTCTATATTCGAATCATAACCAATTAGCCCACCTTCCAGCAGGATTCCTGCGAACAGTAAAGGTTGAATTCCTGTTGGGGAATCTTCATTACCTTCCTGTGCTGCAAAATCTTCTCTAGTAGAACGGATGATCTGTCTCTCTCTTACGAGTGCATCCAAACTTGTTCGTTCTACTACTTTAAACCATTTACCATTCGCTGCGGTCTTAAGTGCATCAATCAAAAATGATTCAGCACCTTGTGTTACTGCAGTCGAGAAGGAAGCAATTCCATCCTTACTCTTTCGTTGGCCAGTCTTATCTAAAAAGGCATAGACTGCTACAACTGGCATTATCTTAGCAGGTGGTAAGTCTGCAAGTTCCTGATACGTTGGTATATTAACTACTTGAGCTTCTTCTATACACTCACCTAGTTTTTTCATTATTTCAGTAGTACAAGTGTCATTAACACTAGGTATGCTTGCACAACCTGCTGTAAGCAAGAGTAGCATAACTCCTACCAGTCCCAGTATTCTCATTTAAAAACCGCCAGTACCTACAGGTATATCTAAAGTTGTTGTTGTTCCATCAGTTGCTACAATAGTCAACCTAATGAAATCTACACCATCTTCACCTACCAACCTTTCATATGTTACCGTGTTCCCTTCAATAGTAAATGTTCCATAGGCAACACCCTCTCCGTTAGAGAACATATTTTCCACTAACTGTTTTGCTATCTGAGCATAAATTCTACTCTCTACGTTTCTTAAAAACTTAGCTAGTGTAGTGTTCTTTGCTTCTCTATCAGCCTTTGCAATTGCATCTTCCAAGTCTGCCTTAATTTTATCTCGTCTTGATTTCTCTTGATTCTCAATCGTGAGATAATGTGAAGACTGACCGATTCCACTAAAAGATGGACTTTTAAATTTATGTACTATTTCGTCTGCTTTAATACCTGAAGCAAAAAAACTGATGAGGATCGCCCATCCAATTATCAGTAATCCTTTATCCTTTTTTAGTTTTATCATTTTTAATACCTTCTTTTTTTAGTGTTTCTTTCATTTCGAGAACCACATTTACTTTTTGCTGCAAACGAATTAAATCTTGATCCAACATTCTAACTTGGTCAATAACTTTAATCAATGCAAAATGTTGTTTTTCAATCTCAGGTTCTAGGTGTTCACCGATGAAGTACCAAACATAGTAAATAAAATAGCCCAATCCAACCATCATTACCGTGGGGAATCCATAATCTGCAATTAATCCAGCGACACCTTCCATGTTAGTCTCTCCTCACATCCAGTTTTTTATCCTCAATGAAATTCTCTGCTCGAGCAACTCGATCAATATCGGGTCTCAATTCCAATGCACTAGACACTAGGAGATCAATCTTAATCATTTCGTTAGACATCATTCTTGCACGGTTTTCTAGAGATGAGCAGAACATTGTTAATGTTTTTATATCATCAACTAGTCCTTCAAGCATCTGCTTTATAACAATAAAGATAAAAAACCCCATCACAAGACTTCCTGCAATCGGGGCTCCCACTTCACCTATCAATCCAAATAATTCTTCCATGTAGTTATTTATGATCGAGGACAGTTTACAGACGAAAAAAAGGGGTCAATAAAGACCCCTTAAAAAGTGTATTTATTCAAATCACTTGTGTTGAGCAATTGCTTTAACAACCTCTGCTTTAGAACCACTTCGTTTTACTTTGATGCTGTTCTTATCTGCAAGGTCTAAAAGTTGTTGTTTAGTAAGTTTCTTTAAACTTGCAACACTATGGGCAGCTTCTGATTTTACTCGTGAAGTTGCTTTTGTCGCAGGTGTCTTACTTGGCGTTTTACTGGATTTATTGCGTTCTTCGTAGATCGCATATCCAATTGCAGCCACAACCAATGCTATTATTATATATGTTTCCATAATTACCTCTTAAATTATCTTTATTAATTGTCGTTAGTATTTAGGTGTCTTTTGCTTTCCCTATATTGAAAGCGACCCAATCTAATACTTTGTAAGCCTTTTTCACCAAGCCATCATCGACTGGTGTTGGTGTTATAGCTGCTATCAAAGATGCACCCATAACCAACCAAGGAATCACTGTTATCCATCCTATAACCCACTGAATAAATTCTAACATAAATTTCTCCTGATTAAGTTATTATCAGAATATATTTAGGTTTTATTAGTCCCGATGGTGTACTTTGTGGTCAATTTCCAGTCCGTTTTATCCTTAAAAGGAATAATCTTAATTTGACTTAACGGAGCTCTTGGTTCGTCTATTCTGCTAGGAATTAGTATTGTTAGAAGTTTCCATTGTGCAAGAAGAGACACTATAGTGTTTCGTCTGCCTATGTCTGAATCATCTATGTTGGTAGGTTTACCGTCTAATTTGAATAGTTCTTTGAAGTGTACGATATAGTACTTCCCTCTTTTATGAAGGATATGGCAAGACTGAAATAGTTCTTGTTCTTTGCGTGATGCAACACCTATACGAGAGAGTGTTTCTCTTATTTTTAGGAAGTCGTCTTTTTCGGGGAAGGTTATTTCAACCAAATCTGATACTAAATCTTCATTGTCAATCATTGTTTTGTCCACCAACTTTCATTCTGCTTTTCAATTCACGAACCTCTTTATCTGATAACACTTCCATATACTCTTTTGCTTTTAGTGTAGATATCTGATAATAATTTTTTATGGTATCGAGTTTTTTACTAATATACGGTTTCTGCCATGGCGAAAACCTTTGTCTTTTTCTAAGAGTATTTAGTAAAAATAGGAATTGAAGACGATTGTCAAGGTGGTGACGACTGTTCATCTCATTAGCAAAGAATACAGAATCCTGATGATAGGACAATGATTTGTTTACAAGGAAGGGGGCGTAGTTTTTTTCTTCGATCTCATCCACCATGATATCCTTTTTATCATGGGAAATATCTTTGACAAAATCAAAAGGATTTCGTTTAGGCATGGGTGTTGTGTCTTGTGTAAGAATTTATTAATTCATCACCAGTAAGTGCTTTACCCCAAATGATGATTTTACCTGTATTGATAATTTCTCGTTTAATAACACCACTGTTGTAGATTGTGTCAAGTACTTGACTATTCTCGGTGTCTTGAGGTCTATCGTCATACCACATTGATGATAATTTATGACAATGAAGTGATCTAACACCTGCCTGCCATTCTTCGGCTTCTAATAGAAGTCTCTGTCGATATACGACATCATCATATTCACTCATTTGAATTTACACTCCGACATTATTTCAGTTAAACATGCAACGAAATTAATTTCATCATCCATTGCGAATGCAGCTTTGTATTGATAATCTGCAATGATCAAAACAGCTGCAGGGATTGAAGTGGGTTCTAATTGAACCTCAAGTGTGTTGAACACTTTACGAAACAATGAAGTGAAATCATTGTCTGAGTTCTGTCCGACCCACTTTCTCATTGCACCCCAATTCTTTTCTCTAATCATATTTATTAAAGGAGTTAACTTCTCCTCACTCAAAGATGATAGTAAACCCGAATCTATAACTCCACTGACTCCATATCGTTGCATTTCATTTAAAACTCTTCGGAAGTCAGGAAAGAACTTCATGATGAGTTCTGCTAAGACTTCAGGATATGCTTTAATGTTTTCGGTGGCACAAATCTCGGTGGCTCTTGTTAACATTTGTTGTGCAAGTTTTGGTTTTTCTTTTGGGTTGATCTTGAAATCGATTACCGTTGTTCGTGAGTGTAGTGCAGGTATGATTCGATTCTTGTAGTTACAGGTAAAGATGAACCTACAATTACTGGAGAACTCTTCTATGAATCCTCTCAATGCAGGTTGAACACTTTCTGCACTTATGTAATCTGCTTCATCTAGGATAACCACCTTCGGGCCACCCTGAAGTGATACAGTTGATGCAAAGTTTTTGATTTTTGTTCTGAGTGTATCAATCAATCGTCCTTCATCAGAACCATTGATCATGATATAATCTGCACCAAGTTCGTTACACAATGCTCTTGCAATAGTTGTTTTACCACAACCAGCAGAGCCCGTCAATAATAAGTTTGGGATTTCTCCCTTTTTTACAAACTCTTTAAATTGGTCTTTAAATTGTTGAGGAAGTATTGTATCCTCGATAGTTTGGGGTCGATATTTTTCGACAAATAGAAATTCTTGAATCATTTAGTTCTCATAATATAAAAAGGTCAAAGTACCCCACCGAACTTTGTGTGTGTATCACCGTTGTAGAATGATGAGACTGATACACTCCCATGATTTTGCTGAGACTAGCAAGAACCATATAGTTATTTATACCTAAACTCCGTACTTACTGTCGGGTTCTAGTGCAATAAAGTATTCTAATTCAATATCTGCATTGTTAAAATGCGATATTCCTTTAGAACTGACAGAAACATTGTAGTTTCCTGGCAGTATCTTAAGATTCTCAATCTTAAAATTCATAGAAAAGGTAGTTCCATCACCTTCACCCACTACTCGTGAGAAGGTATTGGAAGCTGCGTTCTTCTTGTCCTTGACTGTTAGAGATACAGATTCACCATCAGAGAATAACACTAGGTCATTCACACCTAGTACACTTGATGCTTTTTGAAGATCACCCAACAAGGTTGAGGTCACTTTAAATTCTATCTCTGCATCAGGCATAGTTATCATTTTATCGGGTGCAACTACCATTCCTTCAGATGCATAAAAGTATGCAAGTTTAGAATTGTTATCTGCAATCGATAATGAGGTTTCACCAAAATTAAAATCAGGGTCTTCCAGTAAACTGGTTGCTCCTAAAAATTCAGGTAAGTTATATATCGAAAAATTCGTTGGGAATTCTTCTTTTACAGTTGCTACTGCAAGTATATTTTTCATATTAGAAATCGTCTCTAATTTGTTTCCACTCTTAACTCGGATTCCCGAATTAATAGTCGAGAAGTTCTTTAGAACATCTCTAGTATCACTACTTATTTTCATCATTTAGTTTCTCCATATCATGAATGTATAATTGTATGAGTCCATAGTGCAAAACCTTCAATAGGTCAGCACGATTTTTCCCACCCTTTTTTCCATATCTTTGTGCATATTTCAATACATTCCCAATACAGAATCCTTCACCATGACCACTGTCAATGATAAATTCTGTTGCCTGAAACTTATTCATAGCATAGTGTTCATCGTAAGTCGAATCAATATAAGAAGTCAACTCGGTTAGGAGTTGACCCTCATTATATTTGTATGCTACTGCTTTAGTTTTTGACATACTTCTAGTATACTCCTAGTAGTCCGTTTCGTCAATAGGGTTTCCAGCATTATCTAGATCGCTATCGTCTTCCTTCTCAGGTGTCAGATCGACCCCTGCATCTATCTTGGTGTAGAGGTCAAGGATTGAATCTCTAGTTTCTTGGTCGAACCTAGAAATACACATTGTGATTGACTTCATTTTGTCGTCAAACATTCTGAATGCATTCACTATGTGAACCAATCGTCTAGTAGTTACAACATCATCTATCGCACCTTCGTAGTAAGATTTTCTGATTATGTCAGCCCAGTCAACTAGTTTTTCACAAAACTCTTTATCAACAGCACCTGTTAATTCCATTTCTTTTGCAAGAATACTTCTCTCAGTTTTCACTGGTGGATATTCTTGTTGCATGGTAATCGCAAATCTTTCCAACATTGCCTCATTCATGATCTGAGTTCCGATGAATTTTCCATCGTCTGAACCTTGACCTTTCGTGTTTGCAGTTGCAAGAATCGTGAAACCCTTTGCAGGTGAAACCCACTCACCAGTTTTCTTGATTAGGTATCCTTTACCTTCAAGAACTGATTGTAAGCACATCAATTTGTTAGACCCTAAGTCCACTTCATCAAGAAGTAACACAGCACCTTTTCTCATTGCTTTGATAACTGGGCCTTCTCTGAACATGATGTTTCCACCTTGTAAAGTATGTCCACCCATTAGATCATCTTCATCAGTTTCGATGGTGATGTTAACTCTGAAAAGTTCTCTTTTCAATTGAGCACAAGTCTGTTCGATCATCAAGGTTTTACCGTTACCACTCAGACCAGTAACAAATACTGGAAAGAACAATTTGGATTTGATGATGTTTTTAACATCTTTGAAATGTCCAAATGGAACATAGTTAATCATTTTTTCAGGAATGATTTTAACATCGTCCAAGATATTCAAATTCTCGGTTTTTGCTGCCACTGGCATCTGTGCAGGATTGTTTACTGCAGGAATCGGTGCAGGAGCTTTCGCAATTGCAATCGGTGTCACATTAGATGGTTCATAACCACCATTGTAACCACTGATAACCGCTTCAAGATTAAACTGGTTTGCACCAACTTTGAAGTCGTATCTAGAAGATTTCACCCAGTAAGGCATTCCACCTAATGAAGCGAAGTCTTCTTTTGTAAAGACTGAAACATTTGGAAATGTCTCGGTTAAACCTGCAAGGAATTCCTTCCTATCAGGTGTAAAGTGGAAATCCTTGTCATGAACGACAATGGACTCCGATCTATTATAAGTTCTATCCGTCATAATTACGCTGCCTCCAACATTGAATAAGGAACATTGACTTTCGAGATTCCTCGACCTTGCCAATTCATTTCAACAACTGCTTTTTTAGTATTCATTTTCACAATCACCGCAGGAGTAGATTTGGTTTTTTGAACCACATTTACTTTCTGACCAACCGTAAAAGTTGCTGTTGCAGATATTGATTTTATCTGATTTGCCAATTGGATAATATGACTCAACTCATGTTGACTCATTTTAAGCATTGACTGTTTGATTTCTTGTACATTCATAATTTAATTTTCCTCTTTATTATTTCATTCTACATACATAGTATATCAAAAAGTGAGGGTCATTGTCAAGCAATTTCACTATTTAATTTCCTGTAGTAGTATCTTAATTGATTGTTCAATATTTTTTGGATACAATCCTTTCTTATTTTTGTAGTGATGTCTGTCATACACATCTTCACCTTCATTAGTCCAAACCCTGAATGCTTTACACTCAACTTTTTGAGCTGCACAAAAGTCTCTGTTAGAACATTCAAATTTCTCACATGGAGCAGGGCCGACATCAGTGATTGCATCTGCAAATGCACTGTAGTTTGGGTCATGGTTCTCGTAATACGCTTGGTCTACTCTAAATAGTTCTCTATTCATTATGCTATCTCCTTTATGAATTCGTTAGTTAAAAATCTTGATGTTGTTTTTGATTTTTGGTTCTTTTTAAATGCACTCATTAATTTTCTTTTTCCTGCACCAGCCAAATCATCAGATAATTCATCATCACCTGCGACACTTAGTGTATTACTGCAAGTTAAAAACAACTTATTGTAACCGTGAACTTTTACTGCAATACCTTCTTTTCTAATTTGTCTCCAATTGACATCAACATCCATACTTGGTAAGTTTCTTGATAAATCCCAAAGGTCACCTTTTCTGCTAAGACAAAAATAACCAGTGACTATACATCTAGTTTCGTTTGAAACCCAGTCTAAAAGATTTTGTGTTTGAGTGAAACTCTGATCACCTCTGTTATATGCATTTGTTGAATAATCGTATGCTTTATTTGAGAATGGATCGATCAAAGTTCTTTTTTGAGTACATCTCCAAGAACTCTCAGTTCCTGCTTGTTCTTGAACATCATCATGTTCTTCATCAGACTTACTTAAAATATCGGCACTATGTGAGTAACCATCTGTAATTATTGTAAGGATTGATTTTTCAATTCCATACTCTGTATTGAACTCAGGAAGTAAACATCTCATTGCAACGATAGCTGCATCTAATGGTGTTCCACCAAGTCTATAGCTTCTAGGCAATGAATGATCATCAAAGTCATACCAGCGATCAACATCGGTAATTTCATCACAACCAGCATACCAGTCATTATACTGCACAACTGCATTGTCAAATCCTTTGTAACTTCTCATGTTCAAGAAATAGTTATTGAATATATGACTCACATTAATGTGGTTTTTGTTAAATTCTCTTGTTGACATTTTGTCTGAAAATAATTCAATCAATCTTGGGCCGTCAAATTGTCTTTCCTCATAAGACCGATCATCACCATAAACATCAGAGAATAGATACAATCTGTGAGGAATATTTACTTTCCTGCAGAAATCAACCAAGATTAATGATTGTTCTAGAAGGTCAGAGACCTCACCTGAAATTGAACCACTCCAATCTAATAATATATTAAGACCGTGATTTTTTCCATCAGGAAGATAGGTAACTTTTTTAAAGATATCATCAACAATCTGATATTTTGCAAGTCTATTCATATCTAACTGACCAGTTTTACCTTGGAAAGCTTTTGCACTTCTTTGTGCAGTTTGTTTCATTTCAAATTCTTTTGCCATATGAGCAACAATCTTTTTGTTTTTTTCTTTTAACTTCTTAGAACTGTGAGTTGCTCTTGCAAGTCTTTTTGCAATCTTCTCAGGTGAATCATTATAATCACCATGTTTATCACTGTCCATTTCCCAAAAGTCTACAGTAAAATCTTCGATCATTTGCTTATATGGAAGTACCATATTCTTGAAGTTTTTTCTATCTTTGAATTTTTCTTTTAACATAATTGTGGTTTGAATAATGTTTTCTTCAGAAAGAAATTGATCTTCATTGTTATGAGCCGCATGTTCGGTAATAGACTCCCTTGCACCTTTTGAATCGTCATAGTCATCATTAGTACCAACACCACCTTCTCTTCCAGTTACTTTTCTGTCCTCTTCAGGAGTCTTTTCTCCATCGGTGTCTTCATCGGCGTCTTTATCAGTTGGAGTAGAATCAGGAAGACTGTCTTCATCAGAATCGTCACCTTCATCAGAACTCGTTCCTGTTGCGTCTTCATCGCTATCGTCATCGTCTGAATCATCACCATCGCCGGGTTCGCCATCATCGTCTGAATCAGGATCACCGAAATCATTATCGCCGTATTCATCATCTTCATCGTCCATATCCATATCAGGCATATCAACTACAGTTTGAGGAACTAACGCTTCGTCAGTTTCATCCCTTACTTCATTTTCTTTAGACCAGTCGTAGATTGCATTTGCACAAATCTCAACTTCGTCCCAAGTCTTACATGCTTCTGCCATGTCTAAGAACCCTTGTTCTTCATCGGAAAGTGTAATATTAACTCTATGACCAACCTTAGTAATAAGGTTAATTTTGTCTATTAGTGAAAGTTCGTCTAGGTTTCTTGTTTTAATTCCGAAGAAATCCATTTCCATTAATTCATTGTATGCAGTGAAAAAAGACCTCTTTAATCCTGCATATTTTATCTTGATTGCTTTTTCGATTCTGACATCTTCAACAACATTGAGATATCCCTTAAGTGTTTTGTTTTTAGTCAATGCACTATGAACACCTTCATA